AGTAATAGTAATTACTTATATAACTGGTATGGTAGAAGAGATGGTAATAGTATATATGTTTTATACTTTGAATATAAAACTTATAGTGATCAAGTATTTAAAATAAAACAAACTCCTACAGGACTAGAAAAAGCATTAGAAAAACCAGACACATTTAATCCTCCAGAAAATGACAACTTTGATAGAGTATCTAGGTCAATAGAAGTACTATATAGTGGAGCAAAAATATTAGGACATAATGAAATGCTAAGATGGGAATTGGCTAGGAATATGACTAGACCTAAATCTAACTTAGTTAAGTGTAACATGAATTATCAAATATGTGCTCCTCATATGTATCATGGTAGAATTGAGTCACTTGTAAGTAGAATGATTGGTTTTGCTGATATGATTCAATTAACTCATCTTAAAATACAACAAGTACTTTCTAGAATTGTACCTGATGGTGTTTATCTAGATGTAGATGGTTTAGCTGAGATAGATTTAGGTAATGGTACAAAATACAACCCTAGAGAAGCTCTAAATATGTATTTCCAAACTGGTAGTATTGTAGGTAGATCTTTAACACAGGATGGAAGTCCAAACCCAGGTAGAATACCTATACAAGAATTAACTACAAATTCTGGACAAGCTAAAATACAATCATTAATACAGACATATCAGTATTATCTTCAAATGATAAGGGATGTCACCGGACTTAATGAAGCTAGAGATGGTAGTGTTCCTAATTCAGATTCTTTAGTGGGATTACAAAAATTAGCTGCTGCTAATTCTAACACTGCTACAAAACATATTTTAAATTCTTATTTATATTTGACTCTAAGAACGTGTGAAAATATTGTATTAAGAGTTGCTGATTCTATTGAGTTTGAATTAACTAATGAAGCATTAAGGAATAGTATTAGTAATTTCAATGTTGGAACTTTGGAAGATTTCTGGAATTTACACTTATATGATTTTGGAATTTATTTAGAATTGGTTCCAGATGAAGAAGAAAAACAACAGTTAGAAGCTAATATTCAAATGAGTTTACAACAACAGACTATTTCATTAGCAGATGCTATTGATATTAGGCAGGTTAAAAATCTTAAGTTAGCTAATCAAATGATTAAGCTAAAACAAAAGCAAGCTGCAAAAGCTGCTGCTGAAGCTTCACAAGCTAATATACAAGCTCAAGCCCAAGCAAATGCTCAACAAGCAGAGCAAGCGGCAATGAATGAAGTTCAGAAACAACAAGCTTTAGCCGATACAGAACTTAAGATAGAACAAGGAAAATCTCAATTTGAAATTCAAAGAATGAGGACAGAAGCAGAGATTAAGCGGGAACTGATGGAATTAGAGTTTAGTTATAACTCTCAATTAGCTCAAATGAAACTAGGAATGGAAAAAGAAAGAGAAGAACAAATAGAAGAAAGAAAAGATAAAAGAACGAAAATACAAGGCACTCAACAAAGTGCAATAGCAGATCAAAAAAAGAATGATCTACTACCAATAGATTTTGAGAAAAAAGATTCTTTAAGCGAAGGATTAAACCCTCTTAATGTCTAACATTATTTATTTTATATTATTATATCATGACAACAAAAACAAAGGATGTTCCTACTGAAGGAACTTTTAAAATGAAAAAGAAAGCAAAGAATTTAGGTAATAAAAACCATACAATTACAAAAGTAGATCTAAGTTCTAAAAAAGAAGAAATTAAAACTGAAGCAAATGCCGTTCAAGAGTCAAAACCAAAGGAAACTGTGCAACCTGTTATCGAACAGAGCAAAGAAACGAGGACAGAAGATAAAGTGGAATTGCAAGAAGTGGGAGAAACACACTCCAAAAAATCTGATACTTCCGAAGAGACTAAAAAAGAAGAAGTAACAATTATTACTGAAATAAAAACACCAAGTAATATTAAACCTAAGAATAATCCAGTAGTTGAAACATCAACACCTACTATTAATATGCCAGATAACATTCAAAAACTTGTATCATTTATGAATGAGACAGGAGGAACTGTTAAGGATTATGTAGCTTTAAATACAGATTATAAAGATTATGATGACAAATTAATTGTCAAAGAATATTATAAACGTATTCGTCCACACTTAAATGAAGAAGAGGTTCAATTTATCATGGAAGATAAATTCTCTTTTGATGATGAAGTGGATGAAGAAAGATTTGTTAAAAAACAAAAACTAGCGTTTAAAGAAGAAATTGCGAAAGCGCGTGGCTTTTTAGATGACATGAAAAGTAAATACTATGAAGATATCAAGTTGAGACCTTCTGTTACTAATGAGCAAATAAAAGCAACTAAGTTTTTCAATAAATACAATGAAGAGCAATCTGATTTGACTGATAGGAGAAATAAGTTTGTACAAAATACAAATGATTTTTTCGCCAATGAATTTGAAGGTTTCAATTTTAAAATTGGTGAAAAGAAATTTAAGTATAAAGTATCTAACTCACATGATTTAGCTAATTCTCAATCTAACATAACTGACTTTGTCAATACACATATGGACAACGAAGGTAATTTAGATTTGAATAGTTATCATAAAGCTCTCTATGCAGCCAGAAACGCTGATACTATTGCTAAACACTTTTATGATCAAGGAATGGCTGATGCCACGAAAGACATAATAAAGAAATCCAAAAATATAGATGCTACTCCAAGATCGGGTGATCGTGGAGAAACATTACCAAATGGATGGACAGTGAGAGCACTTAGTGGAGGTGTAGATGCTACTAAATTGAGAATTAAAAAGAAAAATAAATAAAAAACAAAAATTATGGCTTTAGTACCTGGCGGGAGTTTTCCCCCATCAATCGTACCGGCTCAAAACAGGGTAACAATACAAGATAACTACATTGATTTTCAAGCTGCGGGCTTCAATCAATGGGCTCAACAGTATTTACCTGAGTTATACGAACAAGAAGTAGAGAGATATGGTAACAGAACGTTATCAGGTTTCTTAAGAATGGTTGGGGCAGAAATGCCAATGACCTCAGATCAAGTAATCTGGTCTGAACAAAATAGATTACACATTGCATATGACACTTGTGCAGTAACAATACCTGGAGTTTTTCCTTCAATTTTAGTAACAATAACATTACCTGCAGCTAATCCAGCTGGAGCAGTTAGAGTAGGTAATACAATTTTACTAGCAGATAACGCAACAGGTTTAACTACAGTTAAAGCTTTAGTTACTGGCGTAGCTGGTGCAACATTAAATCTATTAACATGTACTTTATATGGTAACTTATTAGTGACACCTGCGGCAATAACTGCTGGAACATGTAATATGTTCGTATATGGATCAGAATTTCCTAAAGGAAGTAATGGTATGAATAATGCTATTGAACCAGCTGTAACAACGTTCCAAAATTCTCCAATTATCCTTAAAGATAATTATGAATTAAGTGGTTCTGATGCTGCTCAAATTGGTTGGATAGAAGTTGCTACAGAAGATGGAACTTCAGGATACTTATGGTATCTTAAAGCTGAATCTGAAACAAGATTAAGATTTGAAGATTACATGGAAATGGCGATGGTTGAAGGTGAACTAATGGATGCTGCTGTGGCTCAAACTTTTGGTGCGAATTTCGGACCAGCTGGTGCGGCAACTGTAGACATTAAAGGAACAGAAGGTTTATTTGCTGCTATACAAGCTAGAGGAAATGTTTTCTCTGGATTTGCTGGTGCTGCTGGACCTGGTTCTGGTGCTTTAGCTGATTTCGATGCTATATTGCAAAATCTTGACAAACAAGGTGCAATTGAAGAAAACATGTTATTCTTATCAAGAAGCACTGCTCTTGATTTTGATGATATGATAGCTGCTGTAAACGGTGGATATGCTTCTACTCAAGCTGCTTCTTATGGTCTTTTTGACAACGAAGCTGATATGGCACTTAACTTTGGTTTCACAGGTTTTAGAAGAGGTTCTTATGACTTCTACAAAACTGACTGGAAATACTTAAATGATGCTACTACAAGGGGTCTATCTAACCAAATTGATGGTGTGATGGTTCCAGCTGGTACGTCTACAGTATATGACCAAATGTTAGGTTCTAATATTAGAAGACCTTTCTTACACGTAAGATATAGAGCTTCTGAGACTGAGGATCGAAGATTTAAAACATGGATTACTGGATCTGTTGGTGGCGCGTACACTACTGATCTTGATGTGTTGAGAGTGAACTTCTTGTCAGAGAGATGTTTAGTTACTCAAGCAGCAAATAACTTTGTGTTATTCGTTGGGGCTTAATTAATTATTAACATTTAAAAACAAGAAAATGGGATATTTAAAATTCGCAAGAAATCAAACGAATGCGGCAAATGAAATGGTAATACCTGCAGAAGGAATTATTAATATTATATCTGGTAGTGTTACTGAGTTGATTATTCAGTATATAGGTTTTGCACCTGATGCTGCTACTGAAGATCTATTAACTCTTACACTTCAAGTTGGAGCTACAGGTGATGCTGTTTTAACTAGAGCAAATATAGTTGAAAAGGTTATTGCTGCAATTAAACAATATGGAATAGATGGTGGAGTAGCTTACTCTACTGTTGCTGACATGGAAATTGAAGTAGCTGCGTGGAGCACGGAAGTAATAGATGCAACTCCGTAAATTACAATTAACAACTAAATAATAAGATCCCATTTCGGTGGGGTCTTTTTTTAGAAATTATATTATATTATATTATGAAAACAAAAGAAAAAGAAATTCCTGAAGTAGTAAATACTTGGGAATATAAAGATAGAAATTATTATTTATTAGATGGAAAAGAACCATTAACATATACTATACCTAGTAAACACTCAAGACGATATCCATTAGTTTGGTTTGATGAAGACAAAGGTTATGAAAGAGAATTGAGATATGCTACTAATCAAAAAAGTATATTTGTTGATGAGCAAGAAGGACAAATAACATTACAACATGTAGTGTTTGATAAAGGACACTTAATTGTTCCTAAAGAAAAAAGGAATCTGCAAGAGTTTTTAATGCACCACCCACACTGTAATCAAGTTTTTGCAGAATTTGATCCAATTTTACAGGCGGTTGATGATTATGAAGATTTAACTATGGAAATTGCTGCAATGAATGTAGCATTTGAAATGGATATTGATAAAGCTGAAGCAATATTAAGAGTGGAAAAAGGATCTGGAGTTACAAGTTTATCTACAAAAGAACTAAAAAGAGATCTTTTAATTTTCGCAAAACATAATCCAAAATTATTTTTGGACTTATCAGAAGATGATAATGTTGTATTGAGGAATTTTGCTA